AGAATGGGCTGAGTTTGGGGATCCCAAATGGAGGTATGGTCCTGCTTCAAAGAAGATAGGGTTGAGTGTCCATGGATATTGCGAGTTGTTCGATGAGGTGGAGGATGACCTGGGCGTAGAGGTATTTGAGCGAATTGGCGACTCCAGGTTCTTTGCTAAGGAGAACGAGAACAATGAAGATTTGTTTATGTCCTTCGAGGAGTATGGATTTACATTCGTTCCATCCGATGGCCGGATGGAGGAGGTGGGGTTGTCCGCATTGGATGAGTGGTTTAATTACAACCCGAATGAGCTGATTGATGCGGCCAACCGCCCGAGGTGTTACATTCACGAGAGCTGCCGCAACCTTATCGACAGTCTCATCAACTACAACTCAAAGGGGAAGATGGACGAACCCCTGAAGGATTTCTTTGATGCTATACGCTATTTGCGAATGGCTAATTTTGGAGAAGGTCCAGTCCACGTAACCGCTCGCGACTTAGCCGTCACTCGTCGAGCATCTGGAGGATATTAAATGAAAATAAGACTAAGCGAATTAGCCCGGCAGGGGCATTATCAGTGGGATGAGCTATTGGCATTGGCCAAGGAAAAACTGTCCGATGATATGATAACTGGTGTGGGCAAGAACACCTGGATTAGCGAGGAAGGCCAAGACATCCTCGCGGAGGCTGTTGATGTCCCAGAAGCCACTCCTAGCCATTACAAAGGACAGGTTATCAAAGTGGCCCCAAATAAGAAGTATGTATATACTTATATCAGGGAAAACAGTATGAAGGTTCCAGTCTTGGTGCCAAAGAAGTTGGCTCAAAAGCTAGTGGGCAAAACTATTTTGATAGAGGCTATACGGGATGTCAGTGGAACGTCTTACAGGTACAGAAGAGCGTAGGCTGGATTCTTTGGTTCTATGCCGTAGCTGGCAGTCTGAACAAATCGATCGATTGCTTGGATGGGAGGTCTGGAGGGCTTTCGCCACAGGAAATTGGCATGCCGTTATGGATCCCATCGATTTTTGTGATAGAATAGGCGTTAATAAAAACTACACCCAGGTAGTCGTGGAGAGAGTCTGCGAAAAAGTGAAACACATTTAACATGGAAACAGACTATTCCAAAGCCATTACATATGTTGCCAAGGAGCCGGACATAGAGGCTTTGCGTCAAGCATACCAAACTACCGACACTGAGCTTGAGTCTTATTACCACTTGTGCCGCACGTCTTACGACGATCGCCGCAACTGGTGGCCCGGCAAGAGCCGCGATTTGCGTAAACATGGTGCCGATGCGTTTCCATGGGATGGTGCATCCGACTTGGAAAGTCATGTTATTGATGAGCGTGTTACCCGTCTAGTATCTTTGTTTATGTCCGCCCTCAACCGAGCGAACATCCAAGCTTTCCCCGTTGAGGTGGCCGATGTGCCAAGGTCTAAGGTGGTAAGCAATTTCTTGAAGTGGATGACTACGTCGGGATACATTCCACGATTTAAGCGTGAAGCGGAGCTAGCAGCCAACTACTTTTTGGAGCGTGGTGTGATGATCACCTATTGTGGGTGGCTAATGGAAGACCGAACCTTCAAGCAAAAATTTGACATGCAGCGTATAGCTGCTGCTGACCCCAACCTAGCCCAAATGATATTGGATGGCACTCAAGATGATGAGGTGGTTATTCAAATGCAGGCGGTAATTAAGGTGACAAAGGAAAATGCCCGGAAAGCCCTGAAGGACTTGAGGGAGTTTGGAATGGCCGAAGTACCTACGGTGAGGAGGCAGATCAATGCACCTGAAGTAAAGACATTGGCTCCCGATGGTGATTTCATTTTTCCTGCATACGTCACAGATCCCCAACGTGCACCATATTGTTTTTGGCGTACATATTACACCGCACAAGAGTTGCAAAACAAGGTGATCACAGACGGGTGGGATGAAAATTTCGTGGAACACATAGTCTCTAACTTCTCTGGAGTGAACATAAACTCCTTGGAGAGGGAACAGGAGGGAAGGCGTAGCACATCACTAACTGACGATGCTTACGAGGCCGAGGAACTAGTAGAAATAATACACGGATACCAGAGATTGATCGACGAGGCCGACGGGTCAGAAGGGATCTATGAGACAGTGTTCCACGAATCTTTTTCGGGCGACAAGGGTTTGGACATACCTGGGTATGCTAAGTTCGAGTTGCTCAATGGATATGAGGACTATCCAGTGGTAGTCACACGCTTTAGCGAGGATACCAAGCGTTTATATGACACCATGAATGTTCCATCGCTTTTGCGGGGGATACAAAGCCAGGTAAAGGTAGAACGCGATAGCCGGATAGACAGCAACAGCTTGTCCACCCTTCCTGCGGTTACGCACCCGAAGGGACGCAAGCCTGAAGAGATAGGTCCAGGCCGATTTATCCCGGAGGTGAGAGCTGGTGAGATAAGGTTTATGCAAGGACCAGGATTCAATTCTGGATCTGTTGAGATGGAGAACAACCTCCAGAGTCAAGCCGATCGCATGGTTGGACTTGATGAACAGTCTCCACTATCTGGCATCCGGCGTCAGTTTCTTGTAGACAAATATTTGCAGCATATGGCCGAGGTGATAGCATTGTGCTATCGCAACTTCCAACGCTTTGGGCAGGATAAAATATTTTTTAATGTTACCGGAGTTCCTGATCCTCAAATGTTTAGCAAGGGAAACCCTGACGAAAACTTTGATGTTACCATTAGCTTTGATGTTCTCAATGCCGATGGCGACAAGCAGGAAGCTAAAATGAATCAACTACTTTCCTTAGTCCAAATGGACAGGAATGGCCGAATAGATATGGACAAACTCCTATCTGCAATAGCTTCTTCCATCGATCCGGTTTTAGCGGATGGTGTGATGAGGCCAGTAGAAGCGGCACAAGACCAAATGTTAAAAGACATCACAGATGACTTATCTAAAATTTATGCAGGTATCGAAGTTCCAGCAAGGCCGAATGGCTCTCAAGCGGCTATTCAAATCATTCAACAATATACGCAGCAACCGGATGTTCAAGAGCGTTTGCAGCAAGATGAAGCGTTTGCTGCCCGTCTTCAAAAGTATGCTGGCCAATATCAGTTTGCTATGCAGCAAGCTCAAAACGCCCAAATAGGTCGTATCGGGACACAACCAGCCCAGATGGGGCAGATGCAGACTCAAGGCATGCAGCAGTGATAGCCCTGCTATTCGCCTCCATACTATTTGTTGATATGCCAGATAACAAAAGCACAACTGACTTCGGAAAAGATCGGGAACAGTTTCTGAACTTAAACCGGATGGCTAAGTCGGTTAGAAAGTATTTTGGGAGAAACCCTGTGGTGGAAGCCGCCATTTATGGAAACTCTGGTGTAGAAACTGGAAACAGTTTTGCATACGACCAAAAGCAATATGGTGGTGGCGGAGGATATGGTGTTTTCCAATTTGATTTTCACAAACCTTATTACAGGGAATACCTAGAAGAGGAAGGCTTGCCGGATAACACGGATACTCAAGTGAGGTATGTTTACGAAAACATATACGGAAAAAAGCAGAATGTTCTTGGTGCAGGCAATGCCAAGAAACTCAGAGAGGCATTTCAATCTGATGATCCAGAATTTGTAAGTGATAAGTTTATGGAAATATTTCTTCGTCCAGGAAAACCGCACCGTGATAGGCGTGTAGATCTTTCCAAGAAATATCATAAACAACTAGTAAAAGCATATGGCGACGAGTCCGGAGAATGATGTAGCTTTTCTTTCGAAGTACGAGCAGTTTGCTCGCTTCATTAACATCATCAAACAACGCCGGGAAGAATCAATATCCCGGCTTCGCGGATCCTCTCCCGATGAGGTGATGCAAATATCCGGGGAAATATCGGCATACGATGACGTCCTCCAAGATTGCGACTACGAAGATCTGTTAAAAAAATGGCATGCCCATGTGGAATGAGCTGTTTCGCGTGATATAATCACGGCTCGCCATCGCTAGGCGTAATAAGCGGAAACAGCAAAACACATGAGTGAAGTAGTCGAGGCGATCGCTGATGCCTCTCAAAACACAGCGGAAAACACTAATATATCCGCGTCTGACTTTGAAATTAGACGTGCCAGGCAAATGGAAGAGCAGGCTGCTCCTCCTACACCTGAACCGGAGGCTGAGGAGTCTTCCATTTCTGAGGATGTTGAGACTGAGTCCCAACCCCAGGAGGAAGAAGAAGTCCAAGGCCAGACAAATGTTCTTTCAAATATCGACTTGGATAATTTATCCGAGACGGAAATAAAGCAACTCTCCGAGGCATTGTCCAGCCGGGCGGTTGATCGTTTTGGTCAACTCACCGCAAGGGCTAAAGCTGCCGAAGAGAAAGCAAGAGATCTTGAGGATAACCTAAAGACCCAGCAAGAGCAGGTTCTTTCGGCCACTTCTGAAATCGAGAACAATCCCTACGACGATCTGAAGAGTGTCTCTGACATCCAAAACAAAGCCAAAGAAATCAATGATGTGATTGAATGGGCTGAGGATGTCCTATTTGAGTCTGCCGATTACGGACCTGATGAACAGGTTACCGAATCAAATGGTCAGGCTATGACAAAATCTCAGGTGCGTGAAGCGCTGAAACAAGCCAGGAAGTCTCGTGATAAATACCTACCGGATCAATTCCGCACGGTAAAGAAGGTGGAGGATGCAACTAAGCTACGCAAGGAATATGGTCAGAAAGCTATAAAGGAGTTCAAGTGGCTAGGCGACAAAGAAAGCGATCAGACTAAACAGTTTGTGCAGCTAGCCAGCCAACCCGCACTCCAGAAGGCTTATGAGCAAAATCCTGATTTAAGCTGGCAGTTGCCTTACCTATTGGCCCATTCGGTTAATAGCATGTTCGGCGGCAAGTCTAAGCCATCCACAAATGCACAAGATGCATTCAAGCCATCTCCGCCCAAAAGTCCGTCTCCGGCTGGAGCCAAGTCCGATAAGTCTGAGGACAGTTCGTCCAAAGCACTGAAAGATTTGTCATCACGGTTTAGGGAATCTGGTAACAAAGACGACTTCCAGAAATTACGAGAAGCGCGCTGGTCGCGCCATCTCACTTAACCTGAACACCTAAAATGGCATTATCAAATACATACGATACAACTAATCCAGGTTCGGCTGTTTCCAACCGCGAAGATCTTAGCGATGTGCTAACCATCTTGGCTCCCGAGGAAACTCCGGTCCTGTCATCACTACCAAAAGTTGCCGCTACTGGCACTTTCCACGAATGGACTGTAGATTCTCTTTCATCTCCCACTACTGCGGGTATTGCTGAAGGAGCTGACGTTACCACTTTCACTGACCAGTTCAGTGGCCGCGCACGTCTTGGAAACTACACTCAGAAGTTCCGCCGGGACTACATGGTCAGCGACCTCCAAGAGGCTGTTGATTCTGTTGGACCTGCTAAGATTGCCCAGGCTGAAGCTAAGGCTATCCGCGAACTGAAGCGTGACGTTGAGGCTACTTTGCTCTCAGCTAACGATCGGGCTGTAGAAGACGGAGCTGGCACTGTTTACAAACTGCGTGGACTTGGCGATTGGATTGATTCCGCTGGACCGTCTGACGTTCCCGCTGCATTCCGCACGCCTGCTGATAGCATCCACTCTACTGGTGCATTCACTGAAACTGTGATGAACAACATCATCACTTCCATCTATCGCGTTAGCGGCAGCACCAACTCTCTGACGTTGGTTGCAGACACCGCTCTTCGTCGGATTATCAGCGACTTTGCTCGCTTGGATCCAGATGGTTCCGGTGCTGGAACTTCCATCCGCAACGTAAACTACAACGGTGAATCCGCTCAGATTAAACTCTCTGTTGAGCTTTATCAGTCTGACCACGGCATTGTTTCCGTTATCAACATGAACCCAGATTGCGCACCTGACACAAGCAACAAGGACACTGGCTACTTCGTCAATCCTGAGTATGCTTGCATCAGCGAACTAATCCCCATGGGTAGCAGCCGTCTTCCAAATCAAGGCGGTGGTGAAAGAGGATACGTTGATTGCGCGCTTACGCTCGGAGTCTACCATCCTGGTGCACATGGTAAAATCACCGCAATCGCATAAGGAGGTAAATTATAATGGCTATCGAACTAAAAAAAGTACGCAACGCTGAAACATTGGCTCTTGGTTTTAACCACGAAGCTGAAATTGACCTGTCTACACTTGGAACAACTGCTGGCTCTGCCACTGCTGTTGACATTCAAGTTGGCGAAGCTGCAATGGCTGGTGGCGTTTACGCTGCTGCTATTATCGTTGACGAGCTTGTCGTCGGAACCAGCATCACGGATGCCACGATCGCTATTGGCGATGATGGTGACGCTGATGGTTTCGTTGATGAAGTGGACGTTTTCAACGACAGTGGAAACCTCGGCAAGATCTTCACCAACACTGGTGCCTTGCTTGACGATGGATTGCACTTGGTTAGTGCGGTTGACCTCACCTACAACTTTACAGGTGAAGGACCGGACGTAGCTACCGCAGGTAAGATTCGTTTGTTGATGGATTATCATCCAACAGCAGGAGAACTCTACGGAGCGTAACTGAATTAAGTTATCATTTGAAGGGGAGGTCAGGCCAGTTCTGGCCTCCCTTTTTTTAACCTTTTACATTTTAAAAATATGGCAAATAAGTCTACATATAAATACACTGGAACAAAGAATGGAGTGCCGCAGTACGAGGGTTCTCCTTTTGTTGTAGAGAGTCGCAGCCAAGCACCAATAAACAGAAAACCCATTAAGCTTCCTGATTTGGTCGTTAATTTTAAACCATCATTTCCTAAGTCTGTTCGAAAAAGTGCAAAAAAGGGTATGAAGAATTTGAATCTTAAATCTTCTAAATAAAGAAGTAATAGATGGATATTATTAAATGCCAAGGAGTAAACTGTGACGTTAAGTCATCGTGCAGTAGATATTACCCCATGGGGGTATCTGTTGACGAAGGACAATCGTTTATTGTTATAGCTAAAAGCCTTCATAGATTTTTCAAAAGCTGTTTGTTCTTAAAGAAGAAATGAATATTATTACATCCCTTCCAAGGTACAGTGACGGAGAAGTAAATCGAGCGTTTATGCGTGAGATTATGACCGGGTTGAAGTTTGAAAAAGCTACTGAAGAATCCCGGACAAATATCGCTAGGAAGGAAGCTGCGGAACTCAAGGGCAAGGAACATCCAGTTCTGGGAAAGCCCGTAGCAGTAATGCCGCATAGGGAGTTCTTTAGGCTGACACAGAAATACGGGAACGACACAGTGCATTCCAAGGAATTCATACAAGACTATAATAAGAGGTTTAAGGATCTCTCACCCAATAACGCATAATGCAGGACAAAGCTAATAAAGACTTGTATGATTTGATATCCGCCCTGGCGGGTACATCCGATTTTACCACTGCTGAAAATGCTCATCTATTAGCTTTAGCAAATCGCCGGATGTACGAAGCGTACAACCGCACTCCGTACTGGGTAAGGTTTTTAACAACTGGAGAAGAAAGAACTATAACAAATTCAATAGTTCCTTTTACACAAACCAGTAAAACCGATATTGCAGAATTTCTAAGAATACACAGGGAAGAACCTTTTCTCAAAAACTCAACTATTGAGTTTGAATTTTTTGTGGAAAGCGATGGTGCACATGTAATGAACCTAACCACTGCGGATGCTACCAGCGTATACGTTACATACAAAAAACCCATCACCTTGCTAACAAGCTTAGATATTGATGGATCTGGATCTTTTACTCAGGTTCCACAAGAATATTTCTACTTCATGGCACACGCTACTTACGCTGACTTTCTTAGAATGGATGGACAACATCAAAAGGCTGGTTTCGAAGAACAAATCGCCGAAAACTATCTAGGAGAAGAAATGGATAACCCACAGCAAGTAGCAAACAACAACACCGTAGGAAAGCGTTTTAGAACGCACGTATCACAACAATCACGATAAATGAATCAATTAGTCACAAACTTATATCCTCGTCCGAATTCAACGATTGCTGGAGAAAACCTATCCTGTGCCACATCAGGATCTGGCGTTTCTTTCGCTGCTTTTGATGACGACACCAAGTACGTTATGATAGATGTACAAGACAATAATGTCATTGTTACATTTGACGGTAGCGCTCCTACCGCATCTAATGGCCATCTTCTGCTAAAAGAGAAGGGTCTTATTACACTTAGCTTCCAAGCTGCTAAAGCTGCTAAGTTTTTAGGTGTATCAGGTGCTGCAATAGTTCACGGTTCACAATTTGTTTAATGAACCCTGAGCTAAACAAGCTTGGCTTGGGAGCGACAGGATCAATACTTGCAGTTTCTTTTCAAGGAATCAGCGAGGTAATGTCTATTGTTGCGTCGGTGTGTACTATAGCGTACATGGGTCTTTGGGTATATAAAACAATAGTAGAATTAAGGAAGCGATGAGTGGAGAGTTAGTGGCAATGCTTGGAGGTGGAGTCACGGGATTTGTCATGAAACTAATCTCGGCTCAAATGAACATCCAGGCCAATGCCATTAAGTCCATGATTCAGAAGCAGGATGCAGCAGATAATTCAGCAGATAGAGCAGCACAAAGATCCGACGAGGGAGGAGCATGGGTTAGAAAGCTCATCGCTATGTGCATCTTGTTTTCAGTGGTATTTGCTCCCTTCGTCATGGCGTTCTTCGATATACCAGTAACTATTGAAGCAAATAAATTAGGAGTATTTAAATTTTTAGGAATCGGAGCAGACAAATGGAAACACCTAGAAGGTTTTGTGTTATTGCCTGAAGTGAGGCAGGGAATGCTGGCTTTACTAGGATTTTACTTTGGAAGCTCACAAGTTAAATAATGGATATAAGCGACAAGACGGCAGTAACTATACCTCTTCGCAACTTGATTGCGTTGATTGGATTTACGGTAGTTAGTGTGACGGGATACGTAAACATGACGAGCCGTATAGCTAGCTTAGAGAACGCTCAGAACATCCGGGACGTTGAGATAGGGATGAACACAGAGTTCCGAATCAAATGGCCTAGAGGAGAACTGGGAGCTTTGCCCGATGATGCAGAACAAAATCTTAGACTTCAGTATTTAGAAAAAAACATGGATGAAATTGGAAGCACTGTAGAAAAACTAAAAAGCTACGGCAGCGTCAACTTTGAACTACGCGACAAGAACTACCTAGATGTGAAGGAGTAATATGTACAACGGAAAAAGAAAATCATGTTCATACGGCAAAGGAAAAGCCAAGAAGAGATAATGCGAAAGGGTAAGAAAAAATCCTGTGGCTGTGCTAAATGCTCTGGAAGAAGGAGAGTTAGATAATGCCTAAAGACGCTTGCTACAGAAAAGTGAAGGCTAGGTACAAGGTGTTCCCATCTGCGTATGCAAGTGGAGCGATCGCTAAATGCCGGAAGGTAGGTGCCGCCAATTGGGGCAAGCGTAAGAAGACCAAGTAATGGCTGTACGGAAGACAAAGGAAGGTGCTTCCTTAAAGAGGTGGTTCAAGGAGAAGTGGGTAGATGTACGCACTGGAAAGCCTTGTGGTCGCCGTAAAGGGGAGAAGCGTGGCACCCCATATTGTCGTCCATCCAAGCGTGTAAGCAGCCGTACCCCAGTAACATCAGGCGAGATGACAGCATCTCAGAAACGATCAAGAATAGCTCAGAAAAAGAAACTAGGTCAACCAGCAGGTAGACCAAGAAGAGTAAAGGCAGTACGACGTGGCAATAAATAAGAAAAACATGAAATGCAACGTCCCGCGAAGACAAGTTTCTGGTGGGAAGAAGTTTGTTGTAAAGGCGTGTCAGGGCGGAAGAGAAAAGATCGTTCGCTTTGGGGACGCCAATATGTCCATCAAGAAAAGTAACCCGGCCAGAAAGAAATCCTATTGTGCTAGGTCTGGGGGAATCAAAGGTAAGAAAAATAAACTATCAGCTAACTACTGGAGCCGCCGGGCTTGGAACTGCTAATGGCAAGATACGATACATATGGTCAACAGGATGACCGAATAGCTGAAGAGTTCGACACTGGGTTTGTTGGATTTAACAACCGACTGCGTCCCGACCAGCTTCAGTCTGGGTTTTTGAGGGAATCCAATAATGGAAGATTGGGTATAAATGGAGAGTGGCAAACCAGGAAGGCTATAAACTTCCTAGCATCTCCATTCCAACCAGCTCCATTAAAAGTGGGTTCTACTCGACTGCATGATGGAGCATGGCCTTCTATTTCTGGAACTCCCTCTATTAGCAGTAGCACAGTGACAATATCTTTTGCTGCCAATGCGTTTCCTTACGAGGGTCAAGCGGCTGCAAATTGGGTTGGCCAAGTAGTCAACCTCACTGGATTTGCGGGAACTAATGCAATAGGTACTAGCATTCCTATAGACGGAAACTATGCTATAGCATCTGCTCCAACCAATGACAGAATAACAGTGGTCATTACTGGACTCACGAATATATCTACAGTGGGTACTGTTAGAGGTCCATTCCTTGATGATTCCGCTATCAATGACATTGAAGATGCGATAGAATACAGCGATCCAAATAACAATTCGGAAAGTTATGTATTGTGCGTCGGAACTAATAAGGCATCTGTTGTGAAAACATCAGATAGCTCAACTATAGATATTGACTACCCAGGCGGATTAGATGCAGCCGGAGGACAAGCATTACAGGCATTCAACAAGGTATTCATCTTTAGAGAAGGTAAGATAGCCTTAGAATGGGATGGCATACTAACCGGAACTCCCGAATTTACCAGAGTAGCAAACGGATCTTTTACAGAACCCTCAGACATCATAGTACCTGCTGGTAGTTTTCAGATAGTAAACCAGCTAGCAACGGTAGTATCCGAGACTGGATCACTTAGCCAAGGTACTTCCATATTTATAAAAAATGGGGTCAACGAAGACATCGGATCAACAAGTGATGCAGGATATGACGATAGCGGATCTGGTTTGATTCAGGGATTTGAGTTCTCTGTAAAAGAAGTTTTTGTTACAGACGACAGCCCCTTGACGATAACTACAACCAGTCTTAGCACTACATCTGGAACTGCTCCTTTCGTTGGATATAACAAAGCCACGTTCACTACATCATCAGGACACGAGCTAAAGGTCGGTGATCCTATTAGTATAGCGAACTACCATACATCTGTTGATGGTAACAGGATTGTAGCTGAGATAGGTAGCACCACAACATTCTCAATTTATATATCTGGAACATTAAGCAACCGATCCCCTAGCGGATCTCCCACCGTAGGGATTAAAAAAGGCTTTACGTTTTCAGTTCCTACTGATCCAGACCCAAATGGTCTTAAAGCAAGCATAGGCCGCGTCGCCGCCTCCGCATCAAAAGACACATTGACAGCAACCCCCACCTTCTTGGAAAAAGCATCAGAAGGTGCCGGTTACACACACATGCCAGCTCCTCCATTTGGTGCATACCACCAGAAGAGAATTGTAGTTCCTTATGAATATGACATGGATGAGAACACTAGCGGTACAACTATTACCGATAGGAACATACATGACGAGATTATATTTTCTCAGATACTGGATAGCGACACCTACGATTATATGTTTGGCCAGTTTAGGCTAAATGCAGGAACCTCCGACTTCACCGTGGGGCTTCACTCTTTTTCCGAAGATAAGCTAGTTGTATTTAACCGAAACAGCATACATCTGATCAGTAATAGTCTTTTATTAAAACAGGCAAGAAGCACATTGATTACAGATGAGGTGGGTTGTTTGGCTAGAAAAACAATCATTCAAGTAGCTAACAATCTCATATTCTTGTCTGACAATGGTGTTTATGGTGTAGACTTTCAGGATTTGTACAACTTGCGTGGAAGGGATCTTCCACTATCTGCAACCATTGAAGCAACCATTGAAAACATAAACAAAGATTATGCAGAGAATGCTGTAGCTGTATACTTCGATAACAGATATTTCATAGCTCTTCCAACTGGAAGCTCAACAACAAACAACACACTTCTCATTTACAATTTTATAAACAAGAACTGGGAATCCGTAGATTCTGTAAATGACTCAGCCTGGGATTTTACGCACCTCACTGTGGCAGGAAAGGGTCAAGATAGAGGAGTTTATGCAACTAACAGAACCGGAGGTGTACATAAAATCGAAGGCGGCACAGGAGGCAACGATGTATACGTTGTTCAAGTGGGAGCAGTTGCCAAATCCGCCGCGGTTGTGTCGTCGGCGGTAACCAGGATGTTCACTCTTAAATCCATAGATAGAAAGAAATGGAACAACTTTGAACTGCACATAGAATCTGAGGCAGGACTTGCTAGCAATGGCAACCTATCTATCGAGACAGAAAACGTAGATAGCAACATAGACCTTGGAACACTTGCAAGTTTTAATAACGGAAGTCAATTAACAGCCGGAGAAGACTATTCAATTAGAGGAAGAATCGGAAACAGAAGAGCATACGGATTACAATTTACACTAGATACCACTTTTGGAAGACCAAAATTTAGATCCCTGAAAGTAGCAGGAGCAAGAACTTTTAGAAACCCAGCAACAGCAGAATAATGGCTATATTAAGCAAAGGAACAACTTACGCCGACGGCGATCAAATAACATCAACGAACCTAAATGCACTTGTTGATAGTGCTACGTTCGCGGCTGGAGCAGTCGAATCCGGGGGAGGGTTACAGCTCAACGGAAGTGGTCAACTCAAAGTCGCCGGAAACGTAGACATCGGAACATCGAATCTAACAGCGACTGGATCAATTAGCCTTGGTGCCACCACCTTCAACGACAACAACATTACGAATGTTGGATCTATTGCCGTAGACACCATCATAGCAGATAATACAGATGTTACTATTGATGCTGCTGGAGATATTACATTAGACGCTGGAGGTGCAGACATCCTACTGAAAGATGATGGAACTCAATTTGGTAGACTTGCAAACAGCAGTAGCAATTTGGTCGTGGCTGCTTCTGTTGACGATAAAGACATTTTGTTTCAAGGTAGCGAGGGCGGATCAACGATTACCGCACTTACGCTTGATATGTCAGCCGCTGGAGCTGCTACGTTTAACGATAAGATTACTGCTGTAGGAACCTCAGTATTTACAAATCTAGATGTATCTGGAGACATAGACGTTGATGGAACTACCAATCTTGACGCTGTAGACATTGATGGTGCTGTAGACATGGCAACAACACTAGCAGTTGCTGGTAATGTTGACTTTAACGGAGATTTAGACGTAGACGGTACTACTAACTTAGATGCCGTAGATATAGATGGTGCTGTAGATATGGCATCTACTTTGACTGTTGCTGGAGAAATCACAGCCAACGGCACAGCCACGATAAATAGATTGGGTTTAGGTGTATCGGCTCATGCGTCAGCGGCTTTGAACATTACAAGCACTAACCAACATATTCGTTTCAACAATGGTTCTGAGCTTGGGATTATAGATTTAGATTCTGATGGCGAGTTAAACATCTGGGCGCATGGTGATGGGGAAGTAATCAATCTTAGAACTGGCTCTGGTGCAGGGACTGATATTGTCAAAGTCAACTCCACAGGCATAGACGTTACTGGCTCAGTGACTTCTGATGGTTTGACTGTTGACAGCACCACAGGCTTTTCATGGTTACCAGTTTCTACAGCAGGGGCAAAGGTAGGCGCAATAGGAACTGGAACTGGTCTAATTATAAATACACCAAGTGTAAACTCTAGTTTTGGCTCTGGATTAGCTATTGATGGTAGTCATGCCAGTGACTTATCGTCAGTAAATGTAAAAGCATTTGGCCCAAAGTTTTCGTCATATGGTAGTGAGTTAAACTTATTTACATCAGACGATACTTCATTACTTAAAAGACAGACTATAGCCTCCAACGGCGACATCAGTTTCTATGAAGACACAGGTACTACTGCTAAGTTAACGTGGGACGCTAGTGATGAAGACCTAAAGTTTGCTGATAACTCTAAAGCTATCTTCGGAGCAGGTTCAGACCTACAGATTTACCATGATGGTACTAATAGCTATATTGTTAATACAACTAATGACTTAATCATTGGAGAAGACACAAGAGTAAGAATCAAAACTCCGTCTTTATTAGTAAACAATGCGGCTGACACTGAAAACCTTTTGACGGCTACTGAAAACGGCGCAGTAACTCTTTTTTATGACAACTCAGCCAAACTAGCCACCACCTCCACAGGCATCGATGTTACTGGAACAGCCACGATGGATGATGCTGTTATCAGCGATTCAAGCCCTACATTAACATTTTATGAAACAGACACAACAAACCTAAACACACGATTTGATAACGGGGGCGGTGACTTGTATATTCAAACCGTCAACGATGATGGCAGCAGCCCAAAGACTCGCATTTTAATAGACCACGCAACGGGAGATATTAACCTAGGTTATGAGGACACTGGATCAACTGCTAAGTTGTTCTGGGATGCGTCTGAGGAGCGGTTGGGCAT